GCGCGATTACAGGAGCATAGGAGAAGGATTCGGAGGTTCTGTGGCTGACATCAATAGCCTGCTCGCCAAGACGCGCATCGAGCTGGGCGACAACGGTACTTCCTTCGTGGCAACGTTCATCACGGATGGACGCACGAACAGGTACCTGCTGCACCACTCGCCGCTGGACGGGCAGAGCGTGCAGGTCTTCGCCAACGGCATCGACATCACGAACTTCTCCGCGGTGGAGGAGTCCACCGGCACGCTGGTCATGGACATCACCGCTGGGGACTTCCCCACGCTGATCACCGACCCGCAGCGCTCGGTCCCGGACGAGGGCATCCAGGTCATCGTCTCCGGCACCCAGTTCCGGTACTTCACGACCACCGAGCTGACCAGCATCGTCAACGACGCCTTCCTCCAGCACACCGCGCACAGCGCGGACGCGATGGGGCGCAAGAAGACGCTCGCCACGCTGCCTGCCATCGAGGAGCAGCCGGTCGCCGTCTACGCGAGCACCCTGGCGCTGTACATCCTCGCCACGGACGCATCCTTCGACATCGACATCTCCGCGCCGGACGGGGTGACTATCCCCCGCGCTGAGCGCTTCCGCCAGCTCTCCGAGATGATCGCCCAGCGCCAGGCGCAGTACCGCGACCTGTGCGCCCAGCTCGGCATCGGCATGTACCGGATCGAGGTGGAGACGCTCAACCGCATCTCGAAGACCACGAACCGTCTCATCCCGGTCTACCGCCCGCAGGAAGTGGACGACCGCTCGTACCCGCAGCGCGTGCGCGTGGACCAGCCGACCTTCGGCGACGACAGCCCCGAGTGGGACAAGCAGGGCACCGAGCTGACCGCGTACCAGGGTCAGGACTTCTCGGCGACGATCCCGCTGCCTGACCCCGACTACACCGGCAAGACGCTGGAGGCGGGGCTGTACTACCAGCGCGGTAGCTACCAGTCGCTCCAGCAGTTCGGTCTGTCGGTCATCAAGGACAACAACGGCGTCTACCAGGCGACCCTGACGCTCCCTGCCACGACGACCCGGCTCATGTTCCCCGAGCGCCTGTACTACGTGGTGACCGCCACGGACAACGTGACCAACGAGGTGACAGAGGTCGTTTCGGCGAACTTCTACACCGTTCGCTCCTACCAGGTGATCCTATGACCGATCAGAACGACCTCTTCCCCTACCCGGCTGCGGACACACTCCGCACGCCGGACCCCGACCCGTATCTGCCGCAGCTCGACCCGAACTCGCTGCGGAACGCCAAGAACGCCGCCATCGGCGTCGCAATCGTAGGAGTCTGACATGGTCGCAACCTCTGGAGACTGGAAGCAGTCCCTCAACCTCAACGGGCAGATTCTCGCCTCGGGTCAGGTGGCGGGTGTCGGAATCGACACCACCATCTACCAGGTGCCCACCGGCAAGGAGGCGAAGATCGCCACCGCCACGGTGACCAACATCTCGGTCACGGACACGACCATCAGCCTGTCGGTGGTCCCGGGCACGTCGGCGCTCAGCCCCGCCAACAAGGTGTGGAACGCCATCCCCATCACGGCGGGGCAGACCCTGGAGCTTCCGCTCATCGGCGCGTTCCTGGAGACGGGAGCGCTCATCTCGGTCAACGCCGGAGCCGCTGCCTCCATCAACTACCTCATCACCGGCGTCCTCTCCTACTGAGAGACCCTGACTTCATAGGAGACACCCATGGCTAGGGACCAGCTCATCGCCATTCGCCGGGGACCTGCAACCGGTGCCGGTAGCTGGAACGCGGTCAACCCGATCCTCGGAGACGGCGAGTTCGGCTTCGAGAAGGACACCCGCAAGGTCAAGGTCGGCGACGGCGTTACCGCGTGGAACTCGCTACCGTACATCGGCGTCGGCGCGTCCGACAGCTCGACCACGTCCGTGAACCTGACGGGCGGGGCGGCTGGCTCGCTCCCGTGGCAGAGCGCTGCGGGCACCACGACCTTCCTCGCCATCGGGGCGAAGGGCAAGGTGCTCCAGGTGGACCCCACCTCGGGTCTGCCCGCATGGAACCTGCCCAAGCTCACGGACTTCGCCGCCAGCAACTCGGCTGCCCTGCTCGCGCTCATCACGGACGCGACGGGTACCGGCACCGCGGTGTTCTCGACCTCCCCGACGCTGACCACACCGAAGATCAGCGCGGGCGGCTCGGTGCACGTGCAGGCGTCCGGGTCGAACACCACGACCTTCGTGGCTGCTGCCGGAGCTGCCTCCTACACCCTGACCTTCCCGGCGCGCACGGACACGGTGGTCACCCAGAGCGACCTGGTCCCCTACTTCCAGCAGGACGGCACCGGCAGCTACCTGGCGCTCGGTAACCGCGGCATCCAGTTCAACGGCAATGTCAACCTGGCGATGCCCGCCACCTCGGGCACTCTGGCGCTGACCACCGTCGTCAACGGCTACGTGAAGGCGGACGGCTCGGTGGCGTTCACCGGAGACACGCAGCACGGTGGCAAGTCGATCTACGGCGTGGGCAACCTCACGCTGACCGGCACGCTGGACACCGGTCTCGGGTCCGGCGTCGTCCACTCGGACACAAACGGCGTGCTGTCCTCCGGCAAGGTCGTGCTCACCTCGGAGGTCACCGGCTCGCTCCCGGTCGCCAACGGCGGCACGGGTGGCACGGACGTGAACTCCGCACGCCAGGGTCTCCGCCTCTACGTGCAGTCCGCCCAGCCCTCGTCCGCGAACATCACGGGCTACTCGCCGCAGGTCGGCGACCTCTGGCTCTGGTAGGAGTTAGCTAGTGTCGATTTCATTCGGATTCGGTTCCGGTGGCGCATCCACCGGCACCTTCGTCGGTGACTACACCGGTCAGCACTACATCTACGGCTACGCGGGCGCGTATCCCTCCGGGAACCCGAACATCAACGGAACCCGCATCGTCAGCATCGACAACATCATCCTCAACGGTGCCACCTGGAACGCCACCAACGGAATGTCCGTCACGTACGCGACAGACGGCAACGTCTACGTGTACTACAACACCAGCGGCGGAACCGGAAGGCTGAACTTCACCCGCTGGTTCGGCAACGGCGGCACCGTCTACTCGGACACCGGGGACACCTGGACCGGAGGCGGTCTCCAGGGGACGATCTTCTGGTCCACCCTGCCGACCGCACCGGCTACCATCGGCACATCCCGCTCGGGGCGCTCGGTGACGGTGACGACCACCAACGCCGCCAGCGACGGTGGCTCCAACATCACGTCCTACGGGGCGCAGTACGGCATCGTTGGTCAGGCATGGTCCGGCTACGGCGATGTCGTCAACGGCTCTGTCCTCTTCACCGGGCTGACCCCCGGACAAACCTACATCTTCCGCACCTTCGCGAACAACGCGCACGGCTCGGGCGCGGCTGCCGTCTCCGGGCAGGTCACCATCCCCAACCTGCCCACCGCGCCCAGCCTGAGCGTGGCGAAGTCGGCGCGCGCCGTCACGCTGACAGTCGGCGACACGAGCAGCACCGACGCGCCCACGTACTACGTGCAGCAGTCGCTGGACAACGTGACCTGGCAAACCGCCATCCAGGTGACCGCCACCAGCCCGCGCGCCTACACGTACAGCGCGCAGACCCCGGGGCAGACCTACTTCTATCGCGCCTACGCGACCAGCGCCGTAGGACAGGGCGCGTACAGCACCGTCCAGTCCGTCGCCATTGCCACCGTCCCGAGCGCCCCAGCCTCGGTCACGGGCGTGCGCGCTGGGCGAAGCGTAACCGTCACGGTGGGGGCGTCGTCCAGCACGGGCGGCGACCCGATCACCTCCTACGGAATCCAGTACTCGAACGACAGCGGGAGCACCTGGAGCGCTGCGGTGACCGCCGACAGCAACCTCCAGTACACCTTCTCCAACCTGACCACGGGAACGACCTACGTCTTCCGCGCCTACGCGACCAACGACATTGGCAACTCTCCCACCACCAGCTCGGCGGGCATCTTCATCTCCGGCTACGGCAAGCGGTACGACCAGGCGTCCGTGACCGGGGTGAGCGGGGACGGGACCAACATGACGTACACCGCCCCCGGTCACGGGTTCTCCGCCACGGACCTGGTCGATGTCGTAGGAGTGACGCCATCGACGCTGAACCAGAGTCAGGCGCAGATCACCGCGGTCACCGCCAACACGTTCACGGTCGCTGGCACCGTGACGGATGCCTACACTTCAGGAGGCACCGTCAAGGGCTTCAAGATGATCCTGAACGGCAGCCGCTGGGACGGGACGCAGTGGGTTCCGGTCACCACGTCGCAGAAGGTCGCGAGCGGCACCACCTACAGCAGCTTCAACTAGTCGAGGAGACGCAATGCGCGGATCAGGTCCCGGAGGGCGCTTCGGCATCGACTACGAGTCGGCGTCGATGTTCGAAGGCATCGGCGAGGAGCTGGGCGGCACCGTAGGACAGGAAGTCAACTGGTGGCTCTGGGCGGATGAGTACGTGGATGCCCACGAGTCCACCATCTACGACGACCTGTACGACGTGTCGAGCGCGGACACTGTCGGCGGCGGTCGCCGCTGGCATGACCCGTTCAAGGTGCCGACCATCTCTGCGGTCATCTCGCGGGGCGGCAACGTGCAGAACGACCGCGGTTTCTACGTGACGGACACGCTCCGGGTCACAGTGAGCGTCGGCGACATCATGCGGCTGATTCCGACGATGGTCGAGGACCCGCAGCGCCACATCAAGGACCGAGTGACCTACAACGGCGAGGTGTACACCCCGACCTCCGTCATGCCGCTCGGCTCCTACGGAACGCGCTGGGCAGTGGTTTCCATCGCCTTCAACCGCGTGAACAGCGAAGAGATGGTCAACGACCCGCAGTTCCTTCAGTACGCGACTCCGACGACGATTTCTGCAAGGGACACGCTCTCCTAAGTATGCGCTGACCAGAAACGACCCCGTCTCTATCCTTAGAGATGTAGGACGCCGTGCGGTGGGCTACCTGGATGAAAATCCTGTCTTGCACACCTCGGACAAGGGGTCTCTGAATGAGCGACGCGAAGAGCGCCCTCCTCAACGCGATTGAGGAAGCAGCTAAGGATGCTGCGGCGTTTCTGACGGTCGATCTTCGTGACCACCAGACTGCGGACGGCTGGCACCCCGATGTCGTGGCTGCCACCACAGTTTCCTACGAGGACCGCGCCTTCTCGGCGAACATCGACGCTGAGCAGTCCGACCAGGGCTTCATCCACGAGTACGGCAACGGAACGGTCCTCCCGACCGCGACCATACGCAAGTACGGCATGAACGCCGACGCTGCGGAGAAGGCGCTCATCGCCACGCTCTCCGACAAGCTGGAGGGTCTCCTGTGACCGGGATGAACTACATCCTCGATGAGGAGCTGGCTCTGAAGAAGAAGCTTCAGGGAATGGTGGTCCAGGACCAGCGCTCGAAGGCGGACAACAAGAACCGCCAGGTCGGCGTGTGGTTCAGCCAGCCGGACTCCGAGCTGCGCGACCAGTCGTACCCGTACATCACCATCGACATGCTCGGCATCTCGAAGGACCCGGAACGCGAGCACCGCGGTCTGGTCGAGCCGATCTACATGAAGCCCGCCCAGGCGGACCTGACGGACAAGGGCTACCAGATCGTCTACCCGATTCCGGTGAACCTGGACTACCAGGTCACGTCCTACAGCCGGAACCCGATGCACGACCGTCAGATTCTGACGCAGCTCCAGTTCACGCATCTCTGGCAGCGCTTCGGCTACCTGGAGATTCCATACACCACGGCTGACGGAGAAGCTGCCGTCAACTACCGGCGACTCGACGTGCTCGACATCGCCAAGCGCGACTTCACCGAGGACGACAAGCGTCTCTTCGTGAACGCTGTCACCGTGCGCATCTCATCGGAAGTGGCACAAACCACTATCGATGAGCTGTTCAAGGCGCAGCGAGTCAAGATCACCGACATCCTGGAGATGACGATTCATCAGCGGACCGGTGACACCGACATCATCTACCCGAAACCGCTCACGATCACGTAAACCACTCGGACCCCCGCAGAAGCATCCAACCTCTAAGGAGAAACAATGTCCACTGGACGCCCCGGTGTTTACATCAGTGAGCGCCTCCTCCCCGCGCCGATCCCCTCGGGGAACTCCGCGACCGCTGTCGGCGCTGCCATCGGCGAGTTCGCGCAGGGTCCGAGCACGGTGACCTTCGTTCGGAGCTGGTACGACTTCGTCAAGCTCTACGGCGGCTACAACGTCGCGTACCCCGCCACCCTCGGCGTCGGCGAGTACTTCAAGAACGGCGGCGACGGTCTCTGGGTCCGGCGCGTGCTGCACAGCGACGCCGCCGCTGCGACCGCCCAGATCAAGGACGCCTCGGCTGCCACGGTCTCCACGGTCACCGCCAAGG